AAAATAGTCAAAAGAAAGCCCCTTGCGGGGCTTCCCAACCCATAGGATAGGTTTGCGGACTGGTATACGGAGTGTAAAAGATGACAGCCTTTACATTAAGGAACCCAAACATGACTTTGGTCCAGTCCTGGATATGAGGGGACATATCCTAGTAGAGCACGAATGGCAATACGTTTTCTACAAAATTATTTATCTCTGTTTAAGAAAAAAGTAATAAAAACAGGTTGGCTTTTTTCCGTATCAACATCAAAAACTCCAGTTTCTGGATTGCGTGTTTTACGGCAGTTTTCACAACTTTCACGCCAATGACGCTGAGGATATTGATAGATCTTTTTATTAACCACACGGTTTACCACAACTAAATGGCAGTCTTCACAGACCTGTGGCTTGTGTTTGATCCGTTTGACTTTGACGCCCAGGGTTGAATTTTTCTTGTGGTCTATAACCAATTCTTGTCCTTGACGCCAAACACTTTCTGGCTGTGTGGCCTTGCGTATTGAAGGTCCTACGGGTGGTTTAGCAGGCGCAATTTCCGCCAACTGAGATAGTGTTTCTATAAATTTTTTGTGCTCCATGCTCATACTTATGGAGCGGATCTGTTAACCTAAAACAAATTTGGCTATGACAGCCACAGCAGCCGCAAAGCCCAAAGTATACCAACGCCAGTTTTCCAAACTCATAATGCGTTGATTCTGCTCTTTGTGAGCGGAGTTTTCAATTCTTGAACTGTGCCCTGACCATCTGTTGACAATGTTGAACCTCTGGTCAATGTTCCTGTAGTGCCAAATCCATAAAAAGCAAAGCCAATACCTGGTTCTACAAGATTGCTCAATGACAGAGTTTGATTGGTCACAGTAGTTCCACTGGCCACGTGATTTTGTTCCAAATCACCAATAGTAGTTGATGCTATAGTCCAGTTTGGTCTATAGAATAACATAAGTTTTCTATGCGCGGTTGCGGCACTGGCTGATTGTCCAGTGATTGTGGTGTTGACATCACCACTGCCTAATACCTTATAACTCAGTGTCCATCTGTGTGTTGAACCATTGTAGGTAGTAATGTTGGTAAAGTTCAATGGTGTGGTATTGGTAGTTGTCAGTGTGTTGATACGATCAAACAAGAAAGCAATGTCACCTGCCTGTGTGGTTGCGGGAATACTAATGGTGTAAGTGCCACTGGTAGCACTTTCAGTGCTGGTCACATAGGTAAAACTCTTGTTCACTGAGGCTCCTGCGCCACCTCCGCCCATGTATAATTGACCATGTAATCCAGAAGCAAATGGCATTATGCGTATCCTTTGCTGAGTGTTGCGTAGTAGGTAGTGCCAATATAACTCACAGTCAGTATGTCAATGGCATTGGCTGCTGTTGACAGTGTTTTACTAGCACCAGCAAACTTCATTGTTGAAGTCAATGTTCTACTACCTGTGGCATCCTGTGTGATAATAAATGTGATAGTTTGTCCACTTACTGGACTGCTAAATGCTGACAGAGTAAAGTTGCCAGTGGCTGTGATAGTTTGAACGTTGCCGTTGGCAGCATTTGGCGTCAATGTTGTAGCACCACTGTTGCCTATGGCAAACACAGTATCACGATAATCTACAAGAGTAGGGCTGGTAATTGTAGCATTAGTGCTTAATACTGCTGAACCTGTGCCCGTGACAGATTCAAATTCACGCATTTCAACCCAACTTGTAGCATCATTAGATCCAGTATTAGTTACATGAACTCTCATGGCACTACCACTTGGAACAGTTCCTACAAGAGCACTGGTTGAAGTATTAACAGTTGTAGTCTGACCACTGTTATTAACAAAATAGAATCCTTCACCAAAACTCATTGTGCTGGTAGAAGGCAGTGTGAAAGTAGTTCCTGACCCACCATAGATATGCTGTATGTAGTTGCTGGCATTAGTCAATGTCGCTGTGGCACTATTTGTAGCAGTATATGTGGTCAAATTATCCCACGCATCTCTGGCTGTGGCGGCGTTGGTTCCGCCATTAGCCAATGGTAATGTGCCTGTGACAGCCGCTGTCAAACTTATTTGACTCCAACTGGCTTGATTTGAGCCGTTTGTGGTCAAAGCATAATTGGCTGTGCCTGCTGTTTGAGGCCAGTTTACACCATCAAGCACCACATTACCTGTGCCGTTGGGTGTAATTGAAATATTTTGATTAGCACCTTGGTTAATAGTGATATTACCACTGTTACTGCCTGCGTTGGTGTTCAGCACAAGACTACCACTGCTGTTGGTGGTCAATGTGGCAGTGATGTTGGGATCACCTATGCGAACTGTGTCAGAGTTAAGATACACGTCACCAGTGCCTGCGGGTGAAAATTCAAAGTTTCCATTGGCACCAGAATTTATTAAAATTGATCCTGAACTAGTGCCATTATTTGTGCTGATTGTTAAACTGCCTGTGCCGTTTGTGGTTAACACAGCATTGGTGTTGGCATCACCAATTTGAACAGTATCTGCTACCAATTGAACGTCACCTGTGCCATTGGGTGTGATTGTGATAGCACCGTTTGTGGTAACGCCTGTGATAGCATCAGTGCTCACAGCACCAATGTGTGTGCCACGAAAGTTTGTGGCCTGTATGTCACCTTGTGTGCCTGAAAATACTTCACTGGTGTTGGTAGCATCAGGAATAAATGTCAAATAACCTGTTGAGTCATCATAGCCAAAGAATCCCACTTTGGCTGTGGTGCCGTTGTGCCAACGAAACTCAATGCCTCTATCTTTGTTATCATCTGTGGTAGGAGCAGTGTCGCCACCCAGTGTAAAAATTGGATCATCTACAGTGACAGTAGTTGAGTTTACAGTTGTGGTTGTTCCATCAACTTGTAGATCACTTGAGATTATGACCTTGCCTGTGCCTGAAGGTGTTAATGTGATATTGGCATTTGCGCCATTGCCAATAGTAATTGTGGGATCTGGATCATTGCCTTCATTGGTGGTCAATACTAAATTGCCAGTGCCATATGTTGAAATTCGTGCTTCTGAGTTTAAATCACCAACACGCAGTGCGTCTGTTATTATGTGAACATCGCCAGTGCCGTTGGGTTCAATTGTGATATTGCCATTACTGGTGCTGACAATTGAGTTGCCGTTAACGTCAAGATTGCCGCCAAGTTGTGGTGTTGTGTCTTCTACAACATTGTCAATGCCGCCAGCACCTTCACTGATAGTGACATAGGTGCCATTGCCCTTTTTAAAGTGTAGTGTGCCGTCTGTGAGATTAAGACCAATTTGGCCTTCTACTGTATCGCCTGACTGCCAAGTGTAGCCAGTTGTGGTTGTTCGTTTATGTCTGATTGCCATAGAGTTACCTCATTAAATTGATTAGGCTGGGGGCATTTCACCCCCTTGTGTTTTTATATATTAAAATGTGCCGTCGTCAACGTGCTGACTGAATTCCAGTGCTGAAGCGCCACTGTTGACTTTAACATAGTAACCACCTGCGCCACTGTAACTTGCTGGAACATCAGTTAGGCCAGTGAATACGCTTACGCCACTGGTCTGTGCTACCCAACTTAACTGTCCTGAACCATTGGTCTTTAACACATAGTTGGCTGAACCATCGCTGGTAGGCCAGTTAAGGCCATCAAGCACAATTTTACCTGTGCCATGTGGAGTAATTGAAATATCAGCATTTGATCCGTTGGCAATTTGAATAACACCACTGTCCAAGGCATTTGGAGCACCTGTAGTAAGGGCAAGATTCATTGTGCCCATTGAAGTAATGACCTGTGTTGTAGTTCCAGTGACATCACCTAATACCAACATATTTTGAGCCGCAGTTATTGCTCTAGTGCTTGATGTAAAGTTATTGCTGGAGAATTCAACAGCAAAACTGTGACCACCATCAGTAGCATATTCACCACCAGCACGAGCAAATGTAGACGAGGCAGCGGCACTGTCACGAACAGCATAAGCAACAGCACTCATATGTCCATCCATGTTGGCCAATACATCTGCTGTAAAATTACGTTGAGCAATTAGGGCATTTGATGCTGTGCCTGTTGATGCTGTTCTACGAGCCAAGGTAGCACTAGTGCCGTCTTTGTTAAGCACAATTGAACCACTGCCATTAGGAGCAATCACAATGTTGCCATTGCTAACTGAAACTATTTCTTGAGAATTAACATCCAATGCGCCACCTAGTTGTGGAGTTGTATCTTGAACTAAATCTGTAATACCTTGAGTGATTGTTGTGGCAATAGCACCATTGGTAATGGTAATGCCTGTGCCTGCTGAAAAGTGAGCACGAACATCGCTGGCTGAAGGACCTGTGTAGGTAATAACACCTGTGGAGTTATCATAACTTAATGCGCCATCACCACCTGAATCTGTTACGCTGATGCTTTGACGAGCGCGACTTTGTGTAAAATAAAGATTTGTTGAACCTTCTGTAACAGCATCAGTTGATCCTGGACTTGCTGAAATTTCAACATAAGTTGATCCACTCCAGCGATATGTTTTAGCAGTGTCTACTGTAACATAAATTTTACCACTTGAACCAGTGGCTGGGAATCCTGCTAGGTTAGCATATTCTTCAACGTCATCTACATAACTAGGCAGTTGACTTGATGGAACTAGTCCTGAACTATCCAATGACGCATAACCATTGGCCTGTCCTTTGGCACTTGTTGCTTGAGCACCGCTGACATCAGCAACACCAATTGTAACAGCACCAGTGCGACCAGCAACTGATGTTACTGTGTTAACCTGAGCACCTGCTTCAATGCCGTTGACTTTGTCAACAAACTTACGTCCGCCAATTTCACGAACTGTGCCGCCAATCTCACCATAGTATAGTGTTCCGCCATTGCTAGAGCCTTCTGCGTAGGCCAACTGACCACTTTCTAATAGTGAGGGCGCGGTATTCCCTGAACTTCTCTTAATTCTAATAGCCATGAGGGCCTCCTTTTAAAAAAATCCGTCATCATTGACTGGTTCCCATCCACCATTGCGTGCCGTGTAAAACGCTCCAGTAACGGGTCTATACCAATGTTGACCTGTGCTTTGAATGTTGGGCTGACTGTCGTTTACCAAAGTAGGATCCTGCTTGTCAGCCCAATCTAGGGAGCCTGATCCGTTTGTTTTTAATACTTGTCCTGCTGATCCATCTGTGTTGGGATAAGCAATGTTACTTAATTTAACCTTACCTGTGCCATTAGCAGCAATTTTTACGTCAGCATTGGTCTGTGTAGTAGTAATGTTATAACCATTTACATCTAAATTGCCGCCTAGTTGTGGCGTTGTGTCTTCTACTATATCATTAATACCAGTGCTTAAACCTAGACTGTTAACAGAGGCCCAAGCAAGTTGTCCTGAGCCATTGGTCTTTAACACATAGTTGGCTGAGCCATCTGCCTGTGGCCAATTTAAGCCATCAAGAACAACATTACCAGTTCCGTTGGGAGTTATACTGATATTGCCATTGGCACCAAGAGCAATTTGAATACTACCTGAACTGGCACCACTATTAGTGTTTAATGTTAAACTACCATTGTTTGTAGTGATTAAGGCTGCGACTCCAGCATCACCTAATCTCACAGTGTCAGCATTGAGGCGAACATCGCCAGTGCCATCTGGTGTAATTTCAATGTGACTGTTTGCGCTGCCACCTACTGAAATTTGTCCACCGCTACCATTAGCACCACGCAATAGAGCACCACCAGTGCCACTGTTTAATGTTAAATTGCTGCCTGTGTTGGCACTTGAACCACCTGTAATGACCACAGCACCTGTGCCATTGCTTTGTAATGAAACAGCACCATTAGGAGCACCATCAATTAAAAAATTTGTAGTAGAGCCTGCGGCTACCCAAAATCCTCTAGTAGTGGTAAATTCAAATCCATAGTCAATGCCATTGACATTCATTTCTGCTAGATCAAGAGTGCCAGGATGTGTGCCGTTTATTGTGGTTCTATTCTGTGATCTCCACATGGTCATGCCAGCACCAGCAGTAACACGCAGATTACCTGTGCCATTGCTGGTTAAGATAGCAGTAGTATCAACATCACCAATTCTAACAGTATCAGCATTGAGTTGAATATCTCCTGATCCATTAGGTTCTAAAACAATGTTGCCGTTGGCACCAGCAGCCACTGTAATTTTACCACTGTTTAGGCCTTGATTAGTTGACAATTCAATACTGCGACTACCACTGCTGGTCAACTGCGCTGTGCTATCGCCTGTGCCAAATACTGTGATTTCTGCGTCATTTAATACACGGCCGCCAGGACCTGGACCAAATTCAACATCACCATTGACATCTAGACGTAGTGCTGCCTGACCAGCGTTATTTAACGGATCACTTAATAATAAAAGACTTTGACTGCCACGAGCAAAGATAAATCCTGGACCAGTGCCGTCGCCAACATTGACAATGCTTTCTAAATTAATTTCACCTGTGCCACTGGCTTTGATGTTAACATCAGCATTGCCAGCACTGGTAATTTTGTTGCCGTTGGTATCTAAATTGCCACCTAGTTGTGGCGTAGTGTCTTGAACTAGTTCAGTAAAACTACTGGCACTACTGATAGTAATAGTATTGGCATCTGTGCGAGCAATGGTGACATTTGACCCAGCAGCCAGTTTAACATCATCTGTTGATGTGTCACTGCCTGTTAGTCTTAAGTTAGCACCACCAGTGGCAGTTTCTGCTGACAGGGAATATGTGGTGTTGAGATCACTGATATTGGCCCAGGCCACATCATAGTCAATGACGCCTGTTTTCTTAAGGAATTGCCCAATAGATCCACCTGCTGGTAATCCATTGGCAGCAATGCCGCCACCATCTTGAACAATAATGCCATTGTAACTGACAGTTACAGGATATTCTATATTGGTAACACTGAGTTGATTGACCACGGGTGGCGTTATGGTTATACCATTGACCACTTCTTCTACGGTTACGTTAATGCCTAGGTCATTAACAGTGGCTACAGTGATACCATTTTGAATTTCTTCTATGGTTATGTTGTAGGCCATATTAGGCTCCTAGTGTCAGCGCGGTATATCCTGTGGCAGTAGTTGGATCTCCTACCACAACATCAGGTTCCCAGCATTGGACTAGGGCCCAACGATGGCTGTTGATCTGTGGGGGATTTGAAGCATCTGTCCAGGTTAATGAAAACACAGTGATAGGCACATTTCTACGGGCATCTGGCACAATGGGTCCAGCATACATACTTGCGGGCAAGTTGACTTTGACTGTGCCAGCACTTGCTGAAATAATTGCTGGAGCCAATCCACCACTTACTTCTACTTTGGCAAATGAACCTATCACAGTTGAGTTGCCAAAATTGGGCTTGTTGGTGTTGCGATTGAAAGAAATTTCATCAATTACCAGTGTTTGGTAATCTGCGGCAAAAGTCCATCCAGTGATGTTTAGGGCTGTGCCTGCGTCATTTTTGAATGTATAGATCAGTGTTTTTTGATTTGAGGGAAATACATTTTCAACCTGAACTGAATCTGGGCCTCCAATGTATTGTTGGAAGTTTAAAATACCTGGCATATGTGCTCCTAGGGGATACTTGTTTAAACTATGGTCTAAACAAGGTCTACGATGTATTTATTAGCAAGTGGGCAAAAGTGTAGTAAAAGGCTGTTTTATTCAATGCCTGTAAGATCATTGCGGAACTGTGCTGTGTTATCTGTGGTGTCAAAAACAAAGTATCCCATAAGGTCACCTAATACAGTGGGACTTTGACTGTTGCTATCAACGAACACTTTTACACCATCAATAAATCTACCTTTGGTATAGCCTGTGTTGACAAAACTAAATGTGTTAGGCGTAGTTGATTCTGCTATTGTTCCACCTTCATAGACATCTGCTGTCAGCAACACAGGCTTAATTCCTCTGGTGCCATACCAATTGCCTCTACATTCTAACACACAATATCTTTCATTGGGATACAGCGTTTTAAATCTAGCAATGTTTAAAAACACAGTTTCAACGGCAGCATCATTGCCGCCAGCACCTTGGTTGTCTCCGCCCCAACTGATAATTGCGGACGTTAAATTACTGCCATCAGGCCAATACTCTTGACTGGTAGTATTTGGTGGAGTAGAACCATCTCCTGTCCATCCTAAATATTGATCAACAGTTGTTTGTCCTATAGCAGGTTTATAAACGCGGCAACGAATGTCTAGGTCAGTGCCATCTTGATAGGTCCATTTTAACACAGCACTGGATCCATTAATTGTAACCAATATACCTGCTTGACTTAATTCATATCTACCTGAAGAACTATTATAGTTAAATGTAAGACCCTGTTGTTTACCTGTGGGAGTAAGATCAAAACCTACATTACTAAAAGCATTGTTGGCAGTGACAGCAGTATTGGTAGTTGGACGTAGCCCATTGCTCTTGTCTCTGAGATAGTAGTTAATGTCACTGAAACTGTAAACACCATCACTGTATTCCAGTGCTGTGATGCTTAACACAATATTGCCTTCTTCATCGTCTTCTTCATTGACGCTGACAATTCTAAATTTCTTATTGGTAAAGCCATACATAGGGCTGGTAACATCTATGATATCGCCAGCCTTGATGCCTAGGTAACTGTAGTCAGTGCGGAACTCTATGATCTTGTCTACACGACTTTGTTTGAGTTCACGCAGACCCAGCATCTGCGCCTGTATTTGATCATTGATTAGATCTGTGCTTATGTCTAGTGTGTTTAGGGGTTCATTGGCAAAACGCTGATTGTCTGGTATCTGTAGAACCACATAGTCTTTTTCATCTCCTAACAATTTATTAGGAAAACTTACTTTGACAGAGTTATAAAGTTCATAGACACCTGTGCCTGTGATATTGATAGCGCCTAGTATATTGCCGTCGTTAAATGATGCTGTGCTTGACCCAGCACGATTAATAATCACTGCCCACTTGCCTGTGTGTATGTCAAAGGTAAACCACACTCCAGCGGCTAGGCTGAGATTTTCTATGTTGGTCCATGCTGGTTGTGTGGTATCAATGACACCATTGATTGTGTAATAGATATTGTTGAATGTGGTCATTTTTAAATCCTTAACTCATGTTAACCTGTATTAATACTGCGCCATGGCCGCCTGGTTCTCCAATGAACACTGAATCATTATTAACTCTACCACTGCCACCTTGTCCTGGATTAGTAGGTCTTCCATAGACGCTGTCATTTTGACTTCTACCTTGTCCACCAGCACAGACAGTAGAATAACCAAAAGCAAAAACACTTACTCCAGCACCACCGTTTGAAGTTGTAGTAGAACTGCCAGCACCTCCTCCTCCGCCAGGAGCATTTACTGTAGGACTAGGGGCAATTATATATGCTGAGGCGCCACTGTTGCTCTGTGGACTACCACTGTTTCCACCATTGCCACTAATACCAGCACCACCACCTCCAGCAGTAAGTCCAAATGCTGTAGTTGATTGTCCAGCACCACTTATGCCGCCACCTGAACCAATAATTAAAGTTTCATTTGTTCCCATAGTATCAAATATTTGAAATTGGAGGCCACCGCCACCTCCACCCCCACCTCCGTATCCAGTGTTAGTGCCACTGCCGCCACCTCCACCCCCAATCACATATACTTCAAATGCGTTGGTTCCTACATTAGAGTAGATAAATTCTTTTTGTGTAAAATTAAATGTAAAATTACCTGGACTTGTGTAACTATATTGGGTTGGCAAAAGATTCTCACTAGTTCCAGCATAGGCAATGGTTAAATTCAATGTGATACAGTTTACAGTTTGACTGTTGATGGTCTTTTGTATTCTCACTGTGTAATTTGCTGTGGAAGTGATATTTTTATTAGGAGCAAATTTTAACTTGCTTAAATTGGCACTGATGCCAGTATCACTTCCGCTGAATACAAAATCACTTTGTCTTATATTTTGATTGTCATAGGTCCAAAAGCCATCAGTGGTTTCAAAAATCACATCAATGTTGCTACTGCTCTTGTCTCTGACAATTGGAGGACTGTTTAGATAAAAACTGTTTACACTATTGCCAACATATGATCTAGAAATAACCCAATTAACTAAAGCATAGACCACATCCTGTGACACAGTCTGTGTTTCATTTGAAGTAAGATTTGTTGCGGTATAGGTCAGTGTAAAAGATAATGTGGTAAGCACAGTGGCCTGTAAATTGGCCAATCTATTGTTGACCTGTGCTAGTGTGCCTTCTATGGTCAATACCTTTGTGGTATTGTTAAAACTTATAGTGCCGCCAGTGCCAGTGCTGGTAATTTGAGATATGTTAGAACTAATGCTGGGTGTCACAGTTACTCGCATATTGTTAGTGCTCTGTGATCCACTGTCTGTAATCTGTGGTGTTCCATAGACTTTAAAATTGTTAATGTCATAGAAACTAGCCTCTACAGGTGTGCTAATAAGATTGACATTTGTAATATTCATAGTCACTGACCAGCCTAGACTGCCTGCGCTGGGACCACTCCAACTCACTGTAGCAGTATAATTAACTGCGCCTGTGCTGTAGTTGTTTAGATTAATTGTTGGACTTTTAATTTGATTCCATACTGTGGCGCCTGTTATCCCATTGATAACATAGATGTTAGCACTGGGATTGGTCACTGAACAACCACTAGGTATAGTTGGCCAGGTTACAGTTGATCCAGGTGCTTGTGTAAGGTCAATGGTATAAATTGGAGTTGTGGTTCCAAAATCGTTAACACCTATGACATTTATGCCCACAGGAACACTATGAGTAGCACCTTCTGTAGTATTGATAGATTGATTAGTGGCATTAACTGTGTCAAATGCCACTCTAGGACCATTTAATGGTATAGAATAGTTAGTCAACTGTTGAACTGAACTGCCACCAAATATCTTACTTTGATTATAGGTAATTGTGGTATTTTCAAATTGACCACTAGTAGGATTAAATGATATTTGACTGAACAGGTTATTGACCTGTGTCTTTGTGCCTGTATAAGTCCAAGTTCTACTTGTGGTCGTGCCAGGTGCTGAAAATGTTCCCACACCCACAGGCACAGTTAATGTAATAGTGTAAGTAGAATCATTGTCTAGGTCTGTGATCTGTGGTGTTGAAGTGGCAAAAATATTGGCCACAACATTGTTAACATAGGTTCTTGTGATGTTGATGTTAGAAACTTCATCATGCTGTGTGCCAAAGTTAACTGTTTGTGTTTTGGTCTGTGTTGCGCTCTGTGGATTAATCACAGTATAGTCTAATGTAAATCCCACAGCAACATCGCCACTAGGAGTTATTGTTATTTTAGTAAGATGATCATTGACCTGTGCTTTGGTTCCTACAATGCTCAATCTCTTTGTGGTATTGTTAAATGTCACAGTTCCACCCAATGTGCCTGAACTGGCCATTGTTCTTACCAATACAGAGTTGCTGGGAATAATCTGTAGGAAATATCCACCTGAAGTTGTTTCAACGTCAGTGATCTGCGGAGCACCTGTGATCAATGTAGCAGTATCTTCATTGTAGGTAAAGGCAGAAACTGGACCTAGATATCTAATTAAATTGCTTCTTATCTGCTGAACAGTTTGATCACTGCTGCCATCGCTAATAGCAGTGGCAGTATAGGTAAACGTCATATGGGCATTTATAGCACCATTAGTTACCATGGTTATGGAATTTAAATGACTGTTAATCTGCGTGTTAGTGCCTACTATGGTCAATACTTTGGCAGAATCATTCCATACACTGGCTCCACCACTGCCGTTGGTAGCAAGACTAGCAACATAACTGCCTGTTGAAGGTGACACAGTCACCGTCCAAGCAGCCACATTACCTGCTGATAAATTAGGCACACCTGTGATTAAGTTTGATCCTGTGTTGAACCAAAATACTGTTGTGGCAGACCATTCATTAACATTTTGAATGTTAGTGGTTATTGACCAACCTGTGCTGGTGCTAAAATAGTCAATAGTGGCTGTGACAGTGAATGTGCCATTGATAATATCTGGTAAGTTAACAGTGGGACTACGCACCAATGCCCAATCTTCCACAGTTCTTATTCCGCTGACAGTATACTGTCCAGCACTGGGATTGGTAATGGTCATGTATGTGGGCAATGTAGGCCAAGACACAGTGGCGCCTGTGATAGCACTGACATTAACACGATAACGAACATTGGCATCTTGATAGTTAATAATGTCTGTGATTTCTCTAGCCACATATAAACTATAACTTTGTCCTTCAAGCACGTTCTGTGTGCCATTGCCTAAACTTGTATTAAAAGTCACTGAGGCAGTTCTTGGGTCTGTGAACTCTACTGGTTCAAATCCGTTGTTTAAGTCTTGTAATGAGTTCATGATACAGTAATCCTTGCGGGGTCAATGCCAGCACCATACCAAGCGTTGGTTAGATAATCATAGTAGACGTCTCCTGCCTGTGTCATGGTATTTCTTATTTTAAATTTAATATCAGCCAAGCCTGTAATACCCTTGTCTTTATTGTAGTCAACACGAACTAGAGCAAATATCATGCCTGGCATTTGATGATTCACAGTCCAACCTGGCATAAGATTGGCAGCGTTTGTGGGATTGGTCAATGTATAACCAGTAGGTGGAATAGGCACATTGCTGGCACCACTAAAACAATAAATTTTAACTAGACCATCTATTTTAGTGTCTACATTGCTATCTCTGTCCTGTGTGCTAGCGCAGGTTATTCCATCTGCGGCAAATGTGATCTTTTGATCATTCCAATATATTTCATCAAAGTATAGTCTGCTGAGTGCGCCCTGACCTAGATTTAAATATCCAGTTTGTTCGCATATGGTAAGGCAATACCACATTGTTTGATTTGAGTTAGTCAACTGTGCGTCAGTGACAATGCCGCCAAGATAGGCTGTGCCATAAACTACGGGCACTTTATGATTGGGATTGCTGGCAACCTGCGCTCGCACTCCTGGATCAGGTTGACTGGGTGTTTGTTGTTGTTTAACTATGGCGCTGGTAGCCTTACGCACAGCATAGCCTGCCACTGCGGCTTTGGCTATGGTTGATATGATAGGATTGCCACTGAATACGCCAACAACGGCAGCACCAAAGCCTATGATTTTCTTAAGCCAACTCATTGTGGTGCTCCAAAGTTAAAGTAGGCATTGGTCAAATTAGGCACACGATCAAAACTTAAATCAGTGTAATTAAAATAACGATTGCTGTGTGCTTTAATATCTAGTGGATTGGTTCTGCGTCCTGGCACTTTGCCTTGTAAGAATCTAACCAATGTTGAACAACTCAGTTCAATGGTATTTGATGCTGATCTATCTTCATTGTCATAGTCTTCTTGTAGACTGTAGTTATTGATAATGCCAAAGAATCTGCCCACTGGATTAGGTGTAATGCTCAATGGTGTGCCAGTAACAGGATCTTTGAGATAGCGAGCAACTTCAATTTGACTGCCTTTAAAACGACTGTTTATGACTTCACTGATCATGGTGTTAGGTATACCACTGATGGCCACTGAAATATCATCTGTGCCTGGACGTAGATCACTGTTTGAACTGCTGACTGCCAACAGTTTGCCCATGGCTTCAAAAGTGTAACCATTGACTGTAATTGGTGTAGTGCTGTCAGTCATAGTGGATTGGTGTTGCCATAATACCAAGGAAACTTGGCATAGGGTATTGATATTGTAGCAGTTTGATAACGATCCAATGCTTCTGCTGCTATGATGTTGGTGCGTAGATCAGTCCATGGCACACCATCTGGTAAACGAACTTCTATGCGACGAGGCTGTGTGCCTCTGCTGACAGCACGAACTAGGCCGTTTCTAGCCTGTGAACTAGCCACTATTCTTTTTCTGTTAATGCTGAGTTCACTAGCATTGTCTATGATCCATTGAAAACTCATGATTATCTCCTTGTGGCTATAGTTGAACGACCTTTTTCAGCCACAGCGTGTATAAATGCTGGATCTCTGGCCAACATCTGTTTAAAACTCATGGCATCTACAGCATTGATGTTATAGTTGACCACTGTGCCACCCATGCCCATTGGTGTTACTGAAGCAGGACCAGTGACAAATTCTGGACCACGTTCACCAACAACACCAAACTTGCCTGCGGGTATAGTTCCACCATTGGCAAAGAATCCAGCAAAGAAATTACCAATAGTGCCAAAGATATTGCCACCACCACCGCCACCTACAGCACCAAATAACTGTGCGATTAACTTGCTGACTTGACTGCGTAGTAGTTCTTCTGCTAGGCTGGCCACAAATCCACGCCATTCAAACTTGCCTGTTTTAGCAAAGCCCACAATGGCATTTTCCATACCTTTGGTAGCATTTTGAAAGAATGACTTGGCATTCTGTGCGGCATTGGTAGCATTTTCAGCATACTCTTGAAATGCTTCTTTCCATCCTTGACTGAAACTACGCTGTTGTTCATAGGTCTGTTCTGCTTGACGTTGACGTTCTTCTGTGATACGTTTTTGTGTTGCTTCAACAGTTTCCAATGCTTTGGCAAAGCCCATGGCATCAGTGATATCACCTTCTGGTCCTGTAAACTGTTCTGCCACACGTTCTTTAGC